ATATACCAATATTTGTGTGATAAAGAACCTAGCTATGTTCCTAAATACGAAAACGATTATCCAATACAAAAATGGACTGCTGGGATGTGGTCATTGCTTTACAATGCGTGGTTCTTTGGGCATCAAACTAAGGTAGTTAAGGAAATGGATTTTGGATGGTCCACAAACCATATTTCGGATACAGTTAAATATAAGATTCTTCATAATGCTGGTGTTACTGATTCTAAAAACGGAATGTTTTATAAGGGAGAATACGCAACAAAATTACCTTATAATACCTATTTAGATTTAGATAAGACCAAAAGCAGTTATTATTATTATAACGAGGTACAGAAAGCAGGATTAAAATCCCCAATATTATAAGACAAAAACAAACAAAATACGTTTATGATAAAGAATATAATAGATTTGTTAATGGTCAGAGAGCATTATGGAAGACACGAATCAATAGAGATTGCAAAGGGTAAAAATGAGATTCCAAAAACTTGGAAAAATGGGTTTAAGCAAATTAAAAGACAAATAAAATGGCAACAGAAGTAGAAGTAGATGTAAATATTAATAATAATATTGAGCCTACAATAGCTAATTTAAAAAGATTAAAAAGACAGTTAAAGGATACCGCTGCTGGCTCTGATGAATTTAATCGTTTGTCTGCTCAAATTCGAGATTTAGATGATTCAATCAAAGATGCTTCGGCCACATCGGATGACTTTCTTGGTTATTTAGAAAATGCAGATGGTCCATTAGGTTTATTTGGTAAAGGTATAAGAAATGCCGAAAAAACATTTTCATCATTTAACGGAGTATTAAAAGCCTCTGTTATTGGTTTAATAGTTGGTTTAATTGGTGGATTGGTTGCTGCTTTTAACGACAATGAAAAAGCCATTAAAAAACTACAACCTTTATTTGAAGGATTAGAAAAAATATTTAATGGTATTTTTTCAATCGTTGAGCCTTTATTTAATACGTTAGTAGATTTGGCAGTTAGTGCCTTGCCTTTAGTTTCCGATGCATTTGGTGTTGTATATAGTTCTGTTTTTGCAGTTGTGCAATCATTAGGTAGTCTTGGAAGCGCAGTTGTTAAATTTATTAAAGGTGATTTTAGTGGTGCTTGGCAAGATGCAAAAGCATCTGTAACTGATTTTGGGAAAAATTATGAAGCATCAGTTGAAAGATTTAATAAAGGAAGCAAAGAGTTAACAAAAAAAGAAAAAGAAGAAAGCGAGAAAAGGCGATTAGCAAGAATTGAAGCTAATAAAAAGCAAGAAGAAGACTTTAAGAAATCTATTGAAGAAACGCAAAAAATACTAGATAAAAGACAACAAGAGGATGAAAAAGAATATAGTGAGCGATTATCTAAGGTAACTACAATAAACGCACGTCATTTAGAAAAATTACAAGAAAGTCAAAAAAATGTAACCAAAGTATTATTTAAATCATTAACAGATAACATTGATCGCGAAATAGCATTAGAAAAAAAGAAATCTGATGAATTAATTAATATTGCACAAACCGAAGCAGACGCAAAAGCAAATATTCAAGAAGCATATATTAATAATCTTATGCGACTTGGTCAAGGTTTAAGACAAATTGCTGGGGAAAATAAAGAATTAGCAATTGCAGGAATTATATTAGAACAATCTGCGGCCATTGCAAGTATTGCTTTAAATTCACAAAAAAACTTTGTTAAAAATGGTGGAGTTACAAGTCCATTAGCTTGGATTGGTTTGGCTGGTGATGTAGCTGCTGGTTTGTCTGCGGTATCTGCGGGTGTTAAAGGTATTAGAGATATTCGTTCTGGAACTGCAAGTGGAAGTAATATGTCCTTTGGTAATCCACAAATGACACCTAGCTATTCCACATCACCACAATTTAATGTAATTGGAACAAGTGGAGTAAATCAAATTGCACAAGTAGTAGGGCAAAATCAACAACCGATAAAGGCTTATGTTGTAGGCTCTGAAATAAGCTCACAACAATCACTAGACAGAAATAAAGTAATGACTGCAAGTTTAGGGTAGTGAAAATGTAACAAAATTTTAAATAAACGTTTATACACCATGAAGATTATAGAATTAATAATTTCAAATGATGAGGATGGCATTGAAGCCATTAGCTTGGTAGATAGACCAGCGATTGAAAGTAATTTTATTACATTGGCTAAAGAGTACGAAATGAATTTGGCCGAAGTAGATATTGAAAAGAAAATACTAATGGGACCAGCATTGATCCCGAATAAAATGATTTTCCGTAAAGATGGAGAATCTAAATATCAAGTTTATTTTAGCGAAAAGACAGTAGAGCAAGCAAGCCAGATGTATTTGCAAAATGGAAATCAATCTAATGCTACTTTACAACATAAAAATAAAATAGTTGGTATGTCGTTGGTTGAGTCTTGGATTATCACAGACCCTGAAATGGACAAATCTAAATCTTATGGATTTAATTTACCTAAAGGAACTTGGATGGTATCAATGAAAGCAGACAACCAAGAAATTTGGGCAAAGGCAAAGAGCGGAGAGATTAAAGGATTTTCTATTGAAGGCTACTTTGCGGACAAATTAAGTTTAGAATTATTGCCTGATATTAAAGATGATGAGTTAGTAAGTCAAATTTTAAACATATTAGAAAATGAGTAAAGATAAAACATCAAGTCCTAAAGGCGGAAATCGTGGATGCTTATGTGCAGATGGTACATATAGCATTGAATGTTGTGATGGCGAATTACAATCACAAGGAGTAGGTTCATTAGTTCAAAGTGTTGCATCGACAGTAGTAAATACTAATGCGCCAAGAACAATAGTTAATGTAAGTAATTAATTAAATATATATATGGAATACAAAAGCACAAAAAATCGGGTTAAAGCAGTATTGGGCTTTCAGGTTAATTTGGCGCAGATGAAGCTAGAAGACGGAGTTACCGTAATCGAAGCGGAAGAGTTTGCACCTGAATTTTCTGTTGGTATTGTTACTGCTGATGGTGTTGTACCTATGCCAGTAGGCGAGTACGCATTGGAAGATGGAATGGTTTTGGTAGTTGCAGTTGAAGGGATTATAGCCGAAGTTAAAGAGGCTGAAATCGAAGAAGAAGCAGCGCCAGAAGTAGAAGTAGAAGTGGAGGCTAACGCAGCACCACAAGCACCTGCACCACAAGCAAAGCGAGTGGTTGAATCAGTTAGCAAGGAAACTTTCTTTGCAGAAATTGAGAAATTAAGAGCTGAATTGTCTTTACAGATTAATGAAGTTAAAGCGGAAAATGAGTCTTTGAAATCAGAAAAAGAAGCATTAGAAGTTAAGTTAAATTCAAATGAAGAAGGTGCTGAACCAATTGTTCAGAATCCAGAATCAGATGGAAAAGTGCAAGGATTTTCTTTCGGTCAAAACCGTCCAGAAACAATCCAAGATAAAGTTTACGATAAAATGTTCAACTAATTAAATTAAATAAAAAATGCCGACTACAACAAGTATTACCACAACCTATGCTGGGGAGTATGCAAATAAAATCATTGCTGCTTCTTTGCTATCTTCTCCTACCATTGATCGTGGTGGTATTGAAGTAAAACCAAATGTACGTTTTAAGCAAGTTATTAAGCGAGTTGGCACCGATGCCATCTTAAAAAATGCTACTTGTGATTTCGATGCAACATCGACAGTTACTTTGACTGAAAAGATTTTACAACCAGAAGAATTTCAAGTTAACTTGCAATTATGCAAGAAAGACTTTGCTTCTGATTGGTTGTCAGTAGAGCAAGGATTTTCTGCTTTCAAAACATTGCCTAAGTCTTTTGCTGACTTCTTAGTTGCACACGTTGCTGCTAAAGTTGCTGCAAAGAATGAGACAAACATCTGGGAAGGTGTTACTGCTAACGCAGGCGAGTTTGATGGTATCTCTACATTATTGGCTGCTGATGCTTCATTGCCATCAGGTCAAGAAATTGCTGGAGCTGCGGTTTCTTCTTCAACTATTGTTGCTGAATTAGGAAAGATTGCAGATGCTATCCCATCTTCATTGTACACTAAGGATGACCTTTACATCTACGTTTCACAAGCAATGGCTCGCGCTTACATCCGTTCTTTGGGTGGATTTGGAGCATCAGGCTTAGGAGCTAATGGTACTAACGCAATGGGAACTCAATGGTACAACAATGGTTCTCTTTCTTTTGATGGTATCAAATTGTTCGTAGCTGACGGTCTTGCTTCTACAAAGGCAATCGCTACTCAAAAATCTAACTTGTATTTCGGTACTGGTCTTATCTCTGATTTGACAGAAGTTAAGGTTATTGATATGGCTGACATTGATGGCTCACAAAACGTTCGCGTAGTAATGCGTATGACTGCTGGTGTTCAATACGGATTCGCTTCTGATATTGTAACTTACGGTATCACAAACGCTGCCAACTAAAATAAATAGCACCTCATTAATTTGGGGTGCTTATTTTTAACTTTTAAATTCAATCAATATGCCTGGATGCGATATTTCTTTGGGGAGATTAGAACCCTGCAAAACAAGTGTTGGTGGATTAAAAGCAGTTTATTTTATTAATGAAGGAGATGCAACTGGAGTTACTTATGATGTAACTAATACAGATGCAATTACTGCTATTGCAGGAACTCCAATCGGATTCAAATATGATTTGAGAGGATCAAGTTCATTTGAGCAAACGGTCAATTCATCTCGCGAAAACGGAACTACTTTTTTTACACAAACTTTAAATTTAAGTTTAAAGCAATTAACAATCAAAGACCATAGGCAAATTAAATTACTTGCATTTGGTAGACCACAAGCAATCGTTGAAGATAACAATGGAAACCTTTTCTATTGCGGTTTGAAAAACGGTCTTGATGTTACAGGCGGTACAATAGTTACAGGTGCAGCAATGGGCGATATGTCTGGCTACACTTTGACAATTGTAGGCGAAGAACCAGTACCTGCAAACTTTATCACGACTACTTTAATCGCTGCTGGCGTAACGGTTACATCTGGAGTATAATAATTTTTGTTTGTTTGGGTTGAAATTAGGGGGCAGAGTCCCCCTTTTTTCGTTAAAAAGAAAACAAAACTATTATTTTACGTTTATACACTATGATCGTTTTAAAATCTTCTGCAAGCAATCAAGAAGTATCTTTTATTCCAACAAGAATAAGCGATGCCAATTTTCTATTTATTAAGAATGAAACAACAAATGTTGAAACATCTCATAAGATAAATTGCAAGAAGAAAAGTTTTTTTAGTACATTTAAAATGATTTTTGATTTAGAAGAAGGGCATTTCTATTCTTTTAAAATTAAATATTACGGGGTAATCAATAATGTATTGGATTACCATCTAGTTAACAACATTAAGGTTTTTTGTACCAATCAAATTCCAGATACTTATTCTGTAAACGCAGGTACATATACAAGCAATTCAGATTCAATAATATTCTATGAATAAGAAAGACTATTCAAATTCCCATTTTATTCAGTTGGAGGCATACTCACAACCTAAAATCGTGGAATCAAAGCGAGATAATTGGGTTGAATTTGGGGAAGACAATAACTTTTTCCAATTTTTAATAGACAGATACAACGGGTCAACAACAAACAATGCGGTAATTAACAACATTGTTAAGTTGATTTATGGTCGTGGGTTAGATGCTACCGATGCAAGCAAGAAGCCTAATGAATACGCACAAATGGTGATGCTATTTAGAAAGGATGTAATTAAGAAAGGTGTTGCTGATTTAAAGCTATTAGGCCAATATGCGTTTCAATTAATTTATAACAAACAAAAAACTGAAATTGTAAGAGTTGAACATATCCCAGTACAACTTTTAAGAGCTGAGAAATGTAATAGCAAAGGAGAGATTGAGGCTTATTATTATTCTGACAATTGGGAGGATACTAAGAAATTTGTTCCTAAGCGCATTCCTGCTTTTGGATTTGGAGACAAGACATTAGAAATACTTTACGTTGGCAATTATACAGTAGGACAAAAATACTATTCAAATGTTGACTATGTTGGTTGTATTCCTTATGCTAAACTAGAAGAAGAAATAGCAGATTATTTAATTAACGATGTCCAAAACGGATTTAGTCCAACTAGCATTGTTAACTTTAATAATGGCATTCCAGATGAGGAAAAAAGAGAGTTAATTTCACGACAAGTAACAAAAACACTTACAGGTTCTAAAGGAAAGAAAGTAGTTGTTTCATTTAACAATGATGAAACTAAAAAGACTACGGTTGATTCAGTTCCTTTAAATGAGGCACCAAAGCATTACGAGTATTTATCAGAAGAATCAAAAACAAAGATTCTTTTGGGTCATGGTGTTGTAAGTGGTTTGCAGTTTGGTATTCCAAGTGCAAATGGATTTAGTTCCAATGCAGATGAATTAAAGAACGCAATTACTTTGTTTGACAACATGGTTATTCGTTATTTCCAAGATACATTTATTGATGGCATTAATAAGGTATTAGCTTACAATAAAATCAGTTTAAATCTTTATTTTAAGACCTTGCAACCATTGGAGTTTATTGATTTAAACCCTAATGTAAGTAAAGATGAATTGCAAGAAAAAACTGGTGTTGCTTTGTCTTCTCATATTGATCAATTAAACGTTGAAGAGTTTGGCGAAGACATTGATTTAAACGAATGGGAATTAGTAGATTCAAGAGTTGTAGACATAGAGACAGAGGCGCAGTTAGATGCAGAATTAGAGGCATTAAACAACCCTAAAAAATCTTTATTGTCAAAGATATATGAGTTTGTAAGTACAGGAGTTGCAAGACCTAATATTGGTTCAGATGATGATGGTAAATTGTTTCAATCAAGATACCGTTATTCAGGAGATACAACTGAAAAGAGCCGAGAGTTTTGCAAAAAAATGACTGCCGCAAATAAGCTATATCGTAAAGAAGATATTATGCGTATGAGTCAAACTCCAGTTAACGAAGGTTGGGGTCCTAAAGGCGCTGATACTTACGATATTTTCTTGTATAAAGGAGGCGGAGCTTGTCATCATTTCTGGACAAGAGAGACCTATAAAAGGTTTATCGATCCAAGAAGAAAGGGAGCAAAAGAAGTTACACCTGCACAGGCAAGAAAGCAAGGTGAGATATTACCAGCAAATAACAAATTGGTTTACACTAAGCCTGTTAATATGCCAAATAAAGGATTTTTACCAAAATAAGATATGGCTACTGCATTATTTATAAGTAGGGATGAATTAATTAAATATACTGCGTTAAACGGTAATATTGATACAGACAATTTTATTCAATGGGTAAAGTTGGCGCAAGACATTCATATTCAGAGTTATTTAGGAACGGATTTATTTAATAAGATAAATGCGGATATTGTTGCAAATACTTT